CTCACTTCTTAACTAAACTAAACATATTTTTAAATAAAGAAGAGAATAAAGATAAAAAATATTTTTATCACAATATTGTTTTGTACAATTGTTTAATCGAACCCTACACAACTGGTGTAGAAAGAAAGGATTTAAGTTACTTTACCAATCAATGGAAGGTACCTATTCATTGTGCAAGTAGGGTAGACTCTTCTCAAGTTACATATTCAAGAGAAGCATTTGTTAATGATGAATTATCATATCCCGCACCACAAACATCAGGTTTAGATGCCGCAATTTATACTAAAATGTTTGAAAAATGGGGACCTTGTTATTACAGTGGTTTAATATCTCAAGCTAAATCAAATAACGAAGATAATTTAATCTCTAAAGATAACACCGATAGGATGTTCATAACTAAAGACATGAAATAATGAGTATAACATTTGTACTAGCAGTTTATAATAAATTAGATTTAACACAAGAGTGTTATAGAAACTTACGTGAATTATATCCAACATCACCATTAGTGATTAGTAGTGGTGGATCATCGGATGGAACTAAAGAATGGTTAGAATCACTTAACGATGAACACCTTTCATTTATTCACGATGACGATAGATTAACATTTTCGGAAACATATAATGCCGGTATTAAATTAGTTGACACCGAAAAATTAGTGTTAATCCATAATGATATGGTAATTGGTGAGGGGTTTTTAGAATCAATTGAAAGATTGTTAAAACCAAACATGTTATTATCATATACAACTATTGAACCACCGATTTTCAGAGGTCACAAAAGAGCCGGTAAGGTGTTATTGGACTTAGGTTCTGGATTTGATAATTTTGATTATTTTCATTTTAACGATTATGTTCAGAAATGGAAAAATTCGGATAACTTATATGACGGTGCTGTGTTCTTTATGAGTGGTTACAAGAAAATGTTTGAGGATGTTGGTGGATTTGATGGATTCAGTTTTGTACCTGCATTTTGTGAAGATGATGATTTCTTAATTCGTGCGAAACTAAAAGGATACGATTTAAAAACTTGTGATTCTGCGATAGTTTATCATTTTGTTTCGCAAACATCAAGATTCAGTGACGACTATAAGAAAGATAGAATGTTATATGAAATATCATCTAACAGGAACTTTGTTAGAAAGTGGGGTATTCCCATTTCAGCATTTAACGAACTTAGATATTGGGAGGAAAGTAACTTCATTTACAAGACGTTCAAAATGGGTCTAACGACTCGTAATAGAAATAGGTTAATGGAAGTTGAACCCTTCTTCGATAAAATCGATTTAGGGGAGATTCCTGAGAGTTATATTGAAAATGAACAAAAGAATACACGTTATGATTTAAGATCAAAATTTGTCCTTACTGACGACGTTGATGTGATGATTACAGAGATTGGTCCATTTACAGATGAAGATATGATGACTTTACATAAATTAAGGTTATCAATACCTTACTACGAACCAGGTGAGTACCAAATTGGTAACATGATGATAGAAATAAAAAAGGGACTATAAGTCCCTTTTTTTTATTGTTTCTTGATTAACTTAAATAATACTTGATATTTGTCTTTTGTTTTCCCTGCCTCCTTCAAATCTTGAACTGTGATTTCAGGATATTCGATTTCAATTTCTTGATTTAAAAGTACACCATATTCTTTATCGAATTCGAGATATTGTGGGTTAACAACTTTCCCTGTTACGTTACCCTCTTCGTCTTTTATTTCATTGTACATTTTCACCAAGATACCACCGTTACCATCTTCTTCACCGTACTTTTTGATTAATTCATCTCTTAAAGTTTCAACCTTTGTTCTTTCAGATTTAAGTGTTGTTGAGAAATCACTCAATTCGTATTTTAGAATGATTGATAAGTTTTGTTTACTGAAACCTTCATAAACTTGTTCACCTGTTTGTGGCTCAGTATATCCGTTTATTTCACTTTCTAATTGTAAAACGTCTCCTAATTTTAATGTAATTTTATCCATAAATTTTCTATTATCTTTTATAATATATATCTTATTTTTTAAAAAGTAAACATTACATAATAGTCAATAATGCGTAAGTTATCATTAATGAAATCCATACAATTAACGCCTTCAAATATGTCATAAATCCTGTGTGAAAATACTTTTGGCCAATAGGTAAACATTTGTGTGATGGGGAAATTAGGTATGCAGAATATTCTAATGTAAAAAATAATACAAAATATTCCATACCGAACACACTTGTTAACAAACTCACAATACTCGCATATTTTGCTGAAGATCCCAACATAAATGATGACAAAAATGATAATACAGAAACGATTAGAATATATTGTGGTTTGTTATATTGTTTAATGTAAGATTCAATTACGTCATAATATGAACCAACTAAATTACCTAACACAATAACAAGTGAAACAACACCAATTAATTCCCAATTAACGTATCCCAATAATTTTTTCCAACTATTTGAATGATAAGTTAACCATAGGGTAAATGCGGTAAAGAAACCAAAGTAGTAATCCGTAAAAAACACACACATAATAATGGTAGATAAAAAAGGTACTACTACCAATGTGATGTTATTCCAATTAATTGGGTCATCGTTAATCTCAATATCAATTTCATCGTCCTTAAGTGACATTACGTAATAACCGATGTATAGTCCCGATATTAACAATAGTGGCCAAACATATGACATGAATTGTACATACGTTAGACTCAATACTGCCATTGGGATGATAACCGTCTTCTCCAATGGTGACCAAAGATAATAGTGGTGTGTAGCAAGATAATCGATAATACCAAATTTCTTACGTTTCTTATTATCGATAGGTGCAATACTATTCAACATTGATGCCGAAAGAGCCACTCGACCTGGTATTGGTAAAATACCTCCAAATAATGATACTAAGAATACCACCATTCTCTTAGACTTAACTTTCTGTTCAAGTAGTCTGAAAATGTCCATAAGGTATCCTCTTTCTTTGAGGATACCTGTTACGAACATAATGAATATTAAATAGACAAGGAACTCTTGTCCTTTGATTAAAATCTCCATCCAAAAATGATTATGGTTCTAGATAATTTTGCCGATTGATTAAGACCTGGCATGTGTTCAACGTTTAAGTAACCGTGTCCGTTAAATCTATATTGAATCATCGGTCCAACGTACAATTCTTTTGTTTGTTTAACATCGTTGTATCTAAACATGTGTGAAACTCCTAATGTTAAATCATCGTTGATAATGTTACCATAAGATGCCGTATATGCCCACTCTCTGTTTTGGTCAACTCTTTCTTTAGCAACGTCAGCTTCAAGAATTAAGTTTAATCCCCAAATACCATTCTTACCAATTCTATCACCTAATAAGATTTTAGGTTCGATACCCATTCTCTTACCTTGTAATAATTTGTGTTCGAAGTATAATGTCGGATTACCCCAAATTTTACCCCAATCAGCTAAAGCATATCTCACTTCCCAAGAAAATCCACGGAACCCAAAGGATGATGCTAAATCATTCTCTTTGTAAACTGTGTGCATGTACAAATCCAATTCCAATCTTTTACCAAGACCGAAAGCAAATTCGTCTCTCATTCTGACTTCTGAAGGTGAACCATCACGAGGTGTTCTAATGTCGAACCACTTCTCATACATAATTGTATTCGGTGGAGTCATAACATAAACACGTGTCGATGGAAACTTACGAACTAAAGTCCAAGCTGGTTGTTTGTATTCGCCAACTAACTTAAATTGTGGGTAAGGTTTTGCTGTGACTACGACTTCTTGTAGATTATTGTTTGTTGTGTCTAACTGAGCGACACCCTCTCTGATTGCACTACTACTATATTGACCATATGACAACGTTGTAGTAAACAATGATGCTAACATTAGCGATAGCATTGTGATTGTTTTTCTCATTTGTTTTTTGTTTAAGAAAAGTTTATTATTGATAAAATATAAACAAAAAACTTCAAATTGACAACTACTTTTCAATTAAAAAAATACCTAACCCATTCCAAAAATCCTTAGAATCTTCACCCATTGTGTGAATGTTTTTTTGATAGGTAATAATAGATTTACTTTCTTCTAACGCTTTAATTGCACCTTCTTTTTGCCAATTCCAATCATCCACAATTAGAATACATTTATCTGACATATGTGGAATTAATTTCTTAATTGTTGTATATTGGTCATAGTATTTTGTTTCTCCGTCGTAGAATATAATGTCTAATGGTTCTATAGTTGAGTAATCGAAATCCAAATAATTTGCACGATACACACTCATGTTTTCCACGTTACCAAATTTCTTTACGTTTGATAAAAACTCTTCTTTTGGGTCGGTGGATTGATTTCTTAAATATGATGTCATCTTTTGACTGACACCATTCGGCATCAAATAAGGAGAACTCCAATTATCAATACCGGTTGCTTTAATATCGTTACCATATATTGCAGAACAGAATGTCGAACCCCTGAATACACCAATCTCCAAGTAGTTTGCACCATCAATGTTACAAATGTTATTAAGTAAACATTTAACTTTGTTACTGGTTATTCCTTGAATGTTAAGAATATCTAAAGTTAATTTAGACACTTCTAATTCACCCCATTGAATTGAATCTTGTATGTGTTTAATATAATCCATTACTTTCCTTTTTTATGGTCTGCAACAATGTCACAGTAATTACAATCCCAACATTGGAATTTACATTTCTTAATTTTATTTCTCCATCCGTCCAGTTCTTCAGCAGGTACTCCATCTAAATAAAGTTTTGATGTGTCTGATAAATTTTCAGTACCTGCAGCGTAACTTCTAATTAATTCCATAGTTTCATCCAATCTATTGAAACTATCTCTACCGTGCATTTTGAAAACATCGATATAATTCAAGAACTCGTCATATTCTTTTTTGAATGGTGGAATAGTTGCTGCCTTAAAGAAAAAAGCATTAATCTCTTTCTCCCACTTATATTCACAAGTCACCTTAGAAATTTCATGTCTGAAGTATGGTAGTTCATTATCTGATTTTAAGTTATTATATGAATAGTGTTCATCCATCATAGGACATCTACCTAAACAACCTTCGTTAGTTAACAACGCAATCTTTACATATCTTCCGTGTTTCTGTTGGAATTGTAATTGTGCCCTTCTGATATTCTTTAACTCCTCAATATCTCTCATCAATATTCTATCGACATTGATGTAATCAAATCCTTGTTCGGCATTATACCAAAAGTCTTGTGCGGTTGCAACTTTTCTTAAGATAGTATTCTTGATTTCCATTTCAGGAAAATGGTTCTTAATACCCATAGCAACCCAATGTGCATGTGCTAAGGTGATACTTCTTAAACCTCTATCGTATAATGGTTTAAGATGTTCAATAAATAACTTGTAGTTATCAAACTTAGGTGACACGTTTACATTGTTAAATGTTGCACTTACCTTAATGCCTAACACTTCTTGTATTTGAAGTGCGTTATCGATAACAAGATTCACATCTTCAGGTCTAAACACAGAACCCATTGCATCTTGTGTGAATGGTGGTATTCTACATGTAAAATAGACATCGTATATCCAATCTTTATATTCTTGTAAGAATGGTAGAAATTTATTCATGAAATCTTCTTCAGATAACATGGGGTTTAATGGAATTGAAAATATTTTACTCATGTTGTTCTCCTTCTAAACATCCACCACAAATCCCGTTACAATATGTGTCATAAAAATGACAATCTAAACAGTCTTTTGGTAATGTATAATTTTTATGATTTTCTATATATAATTTATCGAACTCTTCTCTTAATGATAACACATTGTTTTCTCCTGTAATATTCAAAACATTATCTATTTTAACTTTTTCCTCCAACGGATAACAATGTATTGAACTGCCGTCAGGAAAAATATCTAATGGCATAAATCCACATATCGTTTTATACTCAGGTATTTTAAATGTTGCGAATCCTAATGAATTTTCCATCACAGATTCTTTTGATTTACCTTCCCATAAACATGGAGGTACTTGACAATCAGATGTGATTCTAATATCATTGTACTTACCAAATTTAAGTATCTTAGTGATTTCCGAACCCATTTCTTTATTGTTAACCAGATAAGTGTTTGTTAAATCTAAACCAACTCTTATTGCATTAACTTTACCATCCAATTGATGATATAACCATTTAACATATTCATAAAAGTTTTTCTCCTTCCAATTACTTGACATCGTAATTGCAAGATACAATCTCGGATGGTCTTCAAATCCCCAAGTGTTTAAATAAGCGTCATATATTTCGGTGTAATTCTTTTTGAACAATACCATTCTATTTTTCTCATCTAACTCAGCAGCATTTGGGAACACCCAACGAATATGTCTTATATTTTTTATAATAAACTCTCTCGTAGTTTTACTGAATAAAAAATTACTTACAAGATTGATTTTCAATCCTTTGGAAATAATATGTTCAACAATACCAATGAAGTTTGAGTGTTGTGTTGGTTCTCCTCCTAAAATGGTTATCTCTTCTTTACTATTGTAGAGTTGGTAATGGTTAATTAACTCATCTACTTTAGATAAAGTCATTTCACCTAAGGTGTGTTTGGTTCTTGCCTCTTCTTTGGTAAAACAAAAAGAACATCCTTTAGCACATGTACCGTTTATTACAAAATTCATTAGTTATAATATAACGATAATTTTTTAATTAACAAAATTATTGAATAAAAAAACCCTCCGATTGGAGGGTTATAAATGTATTTCGATTATATTTTAAAAATCCATAGTTAATGTGAGTGGTGATGTTTCAACATTCTCATCAATTTGTTGTTGGTAACTCATACTCATACCAAATTTCTCATGTCTTAGTCTATGACAATCCGCAATAGTTTGACACGCCTTTACTCTAGCTTCCATTTGTTGTTGTTGAACAAGTAAGTTGGCTAATTTAGTTTTGTAAACCTCAACATTATTTAATATTTTGGTGACTAATTCACTTTTAGTTATTCCTCTACCTGTGGCTAATATATCAATCAGTGGTGTATTGGCACTATTATCTGATTGATAAAGTAATGCCTCTCTTTTTTGTTCTTCCCATGTTGCAACTTCTAAGTCGGACGCCTCAACCATAAGGTTTTTCATTTTTTCCGAGAATCTATCTGCAATGACTTTTAACATAACAAATTTATTAAATTTAACTGATATCGTTCTATCTTCATCGGTTAAAAAATATTTAACCTTTTCCGCTTCAGTTTCTCCAGAATTAGCAAATTGTGGAAATTCGTCCATAATAGTTGATACCGTTCTAATTGAGAGATAATCTTTATATATGTCGGCAAATTTAAAACCTGGAGCAATGTCTTCAGGAATAATAATTGCATTCATTTTTCTTAATTCAACCCTATTATCATCATATTCATTAGGTATTCTACCTATGTAATAATTCATATAACTTGAGAGTTTAATAACGTAACCAGGTACCTCAACTCCCGATTTGTAAAGTATGTGTATCATTATAATAATTTTTCGTTTATATTATCATTAGCTGTCCCAATTTTAAATTGGTTTTTTAAATTATCATCAATCATATCTTGATTTGTTGCGGCCATACCCATCAATGTTGTGATATTTCTATCCATAGTTACGGTATAAGTTGACGCCAACGCCATAACTTCTTTTTGTTGTTCAGGTGACATCATTAATATTGAATCTAAATTACCCGTACCGACTCTACCATAAGAAATCATATCTAACATAGCTTGTTTAGCCATACGAACACTCCAATATTCTTTCTCAAATTTATCTTCAAGTTGTTCATTACCAAAGACATCCATCAATGTCATTCCATTAGGTAATTTTGCATCATCACTCTCTAAAAAATCTTTTACTAAATCAATAAAAATCTGTCTCTCTTTATATGCATCTTTTAAATTTCTTTGATATTTTCTTAAATCAATATGCATATCTTTAATGGATAGTTCAACTAACTCTTTTCTTAATGGTTCAGTTACGAATTCCATCTTCTCATATTCTAATTCAATATCAATTTCTTTTTTTCTTAAAAGATATTCCAAATGTTCAACAATATCTTCCCTTTGACGCAATTCAATTAACCACTGTTTTAATTTTGCATATGGGGTAATTTGAGCCCCTCCAACAAAATTATCTGCTTTAAACTTTGGTAGTGAGAAACTAATGTTTTCAGCAATGTCTAATAATTTTCTATCAACTTCATTTAATGTCTCTAACGGTCTTTTGTATTCAAATTTTTGCTCCATAATGTTTTATAATATTTTATACTAAGATATATAAAAAATGTAATTTAATCAAGTCTCTTACGCTCTCCATCCATTAACTCCAGAAGAAGTTCCATTATTAACACCAGGATTTAATCCAGATACACTATTAGTACCACTATCGGTAGCATAATAAAATTTCCAACTATTGTTATTTTGTAGACCGTTATAGTTACCTAACATATATTGCCAATCTTGTCCCATTGTAAAGTTTTCTTCCCCACAATTAGGGTCAGGTTTGGCCACAGTACCGATATTTGTATCATTTGATGTCGTCCATCTTCTTAAATTATACCCACCACTATATGAACCTTCATTACCGGCATAACCTTTACCCACTTTGGAACTAATTCCTTTTTGTTGTCCGTGAGCTCCCCATACAGAACCATTTGAGAATGTTTCGGTTGCAAATGAAAATTTAACACCATTACCTGAATTATAAGCATATGCATTATTTTCGTCCGAGAATGCAGAAGCACCTTCACTAGAGTTGAACGATGATAAATTATAACCAGTAATATTAACTTCACTAGACATATTAAACTTCTCAACACTTGTTGAACCACCAGCAACTATCCAAGCAAATTCAGTTTCTTTCCACATAACGGCCAAATCTGACCTCGCACTAAATAAATTAAATTTATTTTGATTCGCATATTGTGTTTCATTTGACATATTAATTGCCGAAGTATAAGTTCCATGAATTGTATCGGGACCTTTCCACGCATTGTCATTATTGGATGAAAATACAAATAATATGGTTTTACTACACGCACCTTTAGTGTAACTCGCAGGATAATCTAACAACGCACCTAAGTGGGTTGTTTGATCCGTGGCGTTAATTGTTCTATGCACATTTTTCCATGGAGATGAATCTTTATACCCACCTGCCAAATAACTATATGCAATTACTTGTCTATATTTAAATGCCAAGTTTGCACTTTGTTGTGAAGATATTCTTTCCCAACCATCATCATTATTTGAAATTGCGGTGTAAACCATCATGTAACTACCACTTGGTGATGTTTCTAAAAACAAAGACCCAATAGCCGGACTTGATGGTCTATTAGCTCTTGTGTTCTTTGGTCCTGCAATAATTTGTGCGGCTCTTAAAGAACCACTCACTTCCATATTTTCGTATATCATATCTTAATAAATATTTTAATTTTATGCTCTCCATCCACAATGTCCTGACGACATTCCGCCATGTGTTGTTGGTTTTAATCCCGCAACATTTGAAGAACCGCTATCAGTTGCGTAATAAAATTTCCAACTTTCGTTATTTTGTAACCCATCGTAGTTTCCTATCATATATTGGTGGTCTTGTCCCATTGTAAAGTTTTCTTCCCCACAGTTAGGATATGGTTTAGGTACGTTACCTAAATTTGTTTCAGTTGCATAATCCCATCTTCTTAAATTATATCCACCGTTGTAGGTTCCTTCATTACCTGCATATCCTTTACCCACTTTGGAACTAATTCCTTTTTGTTGTCCACTAGCACCCCATTGCTGCTTAGCGTTCATTGTGTCCGTAGCAAAGAATAATTTCATACCACTTTCAGAACCATAACCATACCCATAATTTTCATCGGAAAATCCGGCACAACCTAATGAGCTTGTTATTGATGAGTTTTGGATATTTGTACTTGAGTACGCATTGTAAAGATTAAGATACATCGTCTCATTCACAAAATTAAACTTCTCAACAGCAGCAACTGAACCACCAAAAATCCACGCAAATAATGTTTCTTGAAATAATGTGCCCATTTGGTCTCTCGCATTTGCTAAATCCCATTTTGATTGGTGTGCATAGTTTGTTTCATTAACCATATTAACCGCAGCAGTATATGTTCCATGAACGGTGGTTGCCGATTTCCATAAATTATCAGTATTGACTGACCACATATATAAAATACTTGCACTACAACCTCCTGAAGAATAACTTGATGGATAATCTAATAAATCCCCAATATAGTTTGTTTGGTCAGTTGAGTTGTTTGTTCTTTCGACAGATTTCCACGGAGAGGAATCTTTGTAACCTCCCGCAGTATATGACATTGATATTATTTGTCTATATTTAAACGCAATTCTTGAATCATCTTGTGAACCGATTGGTTCCCATCCGGCATCGATATTGTTTACACCATTATAAACCATGATGATACTACCACTAGAAGATGTTTCAAGATATAACGAACCTGATGCGGGTGATGAAGGTCTACCACTTCTTGGACCTGCAGGAACAATTAATTGTCCAGTTGAACCTCCGGTCGTTAATGAACCACTTACTACAATATCTTCTCTTAACATATTTTAAAATATAACTAAATTATCTCACAACTACAACCCTTCCTGATCTAGAAGATGCAAAAGTTACTGTCACTACAGATGTGCTCGTGGTAACAATTGATGATGGCCAAAACATGTTATCTGAACTATCGTACACAAATACCGCCACGTCTTTTGTTCCTAAGTTATGTGTTACTGTTACCGATGTTACACTACTAAATGTTGTTGAGTATGATGAGTTAGCTACGCTTTTAACTGTACTACCATTTAGAGTTGCGGTACCACTTGAAGTAACACTAAATAACACAACACTCCAAGCATAATCCACAACTTCAAATTGTCTACTTGACGCACTATTTCCACCTAATTGAACCGTAAATGTTCCGGCATTTCTATCTGAAGCCCTACCGAACCATGCTTCACCGGTATTTGTTACGCTATTAGCGAAAGTACCGACAATGATTTTACTACTGAATGTTTTAGTGCCTCCAATTGTTTGATCACCAGTTGTGTATACACCGTTTGTTACTGTGGCAGCATTACCATCGATAGAAACTCCATTTAACGTTTGGGAAGCGCTTGTTCTACCCAACGATATTGAAGTTGTACCAACATAAAAAGAGGAATTTGCTAAATAATTGTTAGCAATTGCCGTACCATTCCACGTACCGTAAATTGTTGAACCGCTAATGATACCTGTAGAAACAATGTCTCCTGTATCCATATCCATAACAACTCTATTCGTACCACCACCAACAAATCTAAATTCATTACCCGTACCATACCATCTTAGACCCCAAGCATTTGCCGAAGTTGCATGTGATGGATAATAGTCTCTTGAAATACCCCATATATCGAAATCACCGTCTCCTGTGTCCAATCCTAACATACCACCAGGGAATTGTGGTCTGTTATCAACAGTAGACGCAAAAACAACTTTATTACTAAATGTTTTTACACCACCAATTGTTTGGTCTCCACTTGTGTAGACTCCACCAGTAACTGTTGCGGCATTACCGTCAATACTCACACCTGTTAATGTTTGTGATGCACTTGTTCTACCTAATGATATAGATGTAGTACCAACATAGAAGGATGGATTCGCTAAATAATTGTTTGCAATTGCCGTACCATTCC